TTTCGTCAAAGGTTCTGTCACCGGCGATATAAATCTGTCTACCCCTAAACGGAACCGTGATTTCACCTAAAGTTTGTGCTGGAAGATTAGATGCGGTCACAAGAAATGATGCTCTACGAACATCTAACCCAGTAGCAATTCCCGCTGGTGGTGTGATGGTAACTCTAAATTGGTTTGCTCGAGCTCCCCCACCAAGTAAATTTGCTTTAAAATCATCTATTGCTGCCATGTGAAGTTACTCCTTAAAATTGTCCTACGACCTCACTAAACTCAACACCTGTGCGAACCGCAACAAAGTTAAGAGTAATGAAGTTGATTGATCTGGCTGGTTTGATGTAGATATCACCAATAAACTCATTTCGGTCTATGACCTCACCAGTGTTATTTGTGTCATCGCAAACCACTCTAAAGTCAAATATACCTCTTCGGCCTTGAATTTCTCTCAGGAAGGGTTCAATGAGATTTCTGAACTGAGCTCTAGTGAACTCATCGTTAAACTCAAAGAGAGAAAACTTAGCAGCAGTTGAGATTGCTTTTTCAAGTAACAAGAATAGTCTTCTCACGTTAATCCTGTCAAACGCACTTGGTTTAGAAAGAGCAGTTTTATCACCAAAGAGAACCACACCTTGGCCTGGGAAGTCAACCACTGGGTTAACTCTTGCCCGATAAAGTCTATCTCTCTCAGATTTTTTAGGATTGTACGACACCTTGATAGCACCTCTCACATTACCTCTGTTAAATCCAGCGGGTGAGAAGAACGTGTCTCTAACTTGGTCAGTGAAAGCACAAAGACCAGCTGTATCACCATTCATCGGTACAAATCTAAACACATCATTGTACTTATCATACATTTGTTTGTAAGCACTATCGAAGACAACGTATGAGGATGAAGGACATAAGTCAAATGCATCCACCACATTATCTGTCGCAGTTGTAGTATTTGCAACTCCCACTGTTGCTGACCTATATGGTGATACAAATGCAACACAATCTCTTCTTGTTTCCACAAGAGCAGTTAACATGGTAACATGTGTATCTTGTGAAGATGCAGTATCACCAGCTCCACCACCTCGACCACCCATGATAAGGTTAACTTCAATTGATTCTGTATCTTCAAACTTTTCGTAAGCTGTCTGGAGTTCACCAGCAGTCACCGCATAATCGTCAGTTCCATTTTTCAGATTTGTTGTGGTTGGTGTATCCAAAGCAGCGTAAGAAGTTCCGCCTGCTTCAAGTTCAATTTTACCATCTTGGTTGGCCTGACCACTGTCAGTTCCATCAAGAACGATATTATCTCCAGCATCCGTCCCGGCACCGTCAGTTCCACCATCCTCCATGACGATCTGACTTGTCTCACCAGTGAAGTCTGTTCCCCAGTTTGTTCCAGCTGTATTGTGGTCCATCCAGTAAACGAAACTAGAAGACCTAAAGATTTTATCTGCATAGTAAATGCTATCACCTTGTGGAGATTTACCACTTGGGTTTTTAGACAGATTTGCAAATGTCTCTAGAATAGCATTTGTTCTGTTACCGTTAGTTTCCACCGCAAATCCACTGATTTCTCCAAGTTGATCATAAACAACAATATGAATTTCATCTTGGGTGCCTCTTAGATTTTGTGTGGCATATTCTGATGTGCCAGGCGCACCGTCAAACAAATCATAAAATCTCCACCGGCGTCGAACACTTGTGCCTGAAGAAATTGTGCTCTGAAGACCAGCACCAACTGGATCATCTTTCAATTTTATTGTAATTGTGGCAGCACTAGCATCCACTGCTGTAACTTGATATTCAAACCCTAGTGTCTCACCGAAGTTGACAATATCATGAATTGTGAAAACTGATGCATCAGTCATACTGATTACTGTTTGACCTAGAGCTTCTTCAGCACTTGTAGTTGTCACAGCAGTTTCTTCATATGCAGTTGCGTTAGCACAAATCGAAACACCTAATGAGTTACCATGTGTTCCAGCAGTTCTTGCTGCCCACTCACCAACAGAAGCTTGACCATCTTTGAATGAGTCTTCGTAATGGTCATCATCACGAATGATGAATGATGTTCCAGATGCAATAGCGTTAGTCACACCAGATTCAGCACGAACTACTTTGAGGGCATCTCCATACTGAAGGAAGTTAGCAGCAGTAAAGAATGTTTCAAACTGATTACCAGTGTTTTGGGGTTTACCAAAAATCTTTACTAAATCATCTTCTGTGCCAACGGTTACGATTGAACCAACTGGGCCTTTTTCAAAAGCGCCAGCAATAGCACCAATACTTGTTGGCACTGATGGGACGATTGTTGTAAGATCAATTTCTCTTACGAGAACGCCAGGAGATTTTAAAAAACTCATCTCTTTACTCCTTATCCGAAGTTTTGTTGTATTTGAGAATATTTATAATAATTGATTTTCTAAAACACGTTGTTTATAAGTGTTATAACTTATAAATAATATCATGAATGAACACTATCAAAAGTATAAAGAAACTATAAAAAAAGTAGCCCGTAGAAACTATCGTAAAAGAATTGTTTTACTAAATGATTTTTTAGCAGACAAATCTTGCGTCCATTGTGGTGAAAGTGAAACTATTTGTCTAAAATTTTACCCCCATGATTCTGAAATCCGTAAACTGACAAAACGAGTAGGCACAAATAATGAAAGTAGAAAAGAAATATTTCACTTAATAGACGAGTCAAAAATTTTATGCTCAAATTGTTTTATTAAAGTTGATAATGACCTAATTGAATTTATTTAGACTTTTACCAATTTGTATTGTAGTCTCTAACCACAGAGGTCCATCGTGTCCCATACTCATCAATCTCATCTTCAAAGGGGTCATCAATACCGTTCACTATGAATCCAAACGGAGCCATGTCTTGTTCTAGTGCGTCTTGTTGTTCTTTCATCATTGTCATTCGTATATCGTTGTCGGTCAACTCTTTGAAGTAAGTTTGGTCTGTAGCCCACCCAAACATAAACATACACGCAACTAAATCATCATTGCAACCATCATCAGCAGCATAGGACGCACCTTTGATAATAAAAGTAGATAGTTCATTCACACAGTCATAGTCTTCTATGATAAGTTTATTATCCTCAATCAACTGTTTGAGATTTGAACAACCAATCTTCTTTACAGCCTTAGTTGTTCTCACTCCTAACTGCGCTCTACCACCAGAGAACCCAGCTCCAAGGATTTGTCCCGCACGGCCACGCATGGAAGCCATAACTAGGTTCTCATACTCCAAGTCAAACTGTAAAGTATTTGCGACCTGTTCACCAATGTCATTTACTTCAACCATGACATATGCATTGTTGTATGCTTTTGCGACTTCATGTATTTTAGTTGGGAATAGTAATGGTTTTATCTCGTTGTCTCTAAACTTTGCCACAACTTTGTAAGGTATCTCTGTTACATCAAATACCAAAAATGCCGAGTAATCATTTGCGGTCCCTCTGGAAACATCAGCGGTCAACATGTAAGTGTGGTCTTTTTCTGGTCGAACATGAACATCTATTCCAGCGTGTGAATGAATGGGTGTTCTGTAAGTCAACTGTTTTAGTTTTACTGGACTTACCAAAGTATCAATAGAGCCTAAGAACTCACACTCAAACTCTGAATTGAACTGTGACTCAGAGGTGTTTCGTATAGTCTCCTTTTTCCACTCTTCATCTCTACCTGGCACCTCGCTCCAGTGAACTTCAATTGGAATATAATCGTTTCTTTTTTCTTCTGCGTCCACCCATATCTTATAGAACATGTTCATGCCGTGTGGTGTAGACACAATGATAACTTTTGTGCTTTGACCAGAAGTGATTGTTGGGTAAACGGAAGCAAAAAACTGTTCTGCAACATTCGATGGAACAAAAGCAAACTCGTCTAAAAAAATAACATTGTATGATCCTCCTCGAATGGCACTTGAAGATGTGGCGGCCGCTATAATCTTACTACCATTCTCCAACTCTATATTACCTTTGTTCCATGCTATGATGCCTTGCTGCATCCACTTTGGAAGATTTTCATACGCAAGTTGTAAACGACTCAGAATATCTCTTGCGGTTGACGATTTGTTTGCGAGAACCGCAATATTGACATTTTGTCTGAATAGAGCGTAGTGTAAAAGATAACTGATAATGATAGTGGATTTACCAGACTGTCTGGGTAGCTTAAAAATAGAAAATCTATTATCATGCATGGTCGAAACCATGCTTTTCTGAAAGTCATACATTCTGAACGGCACAAGGCCTTCATCTAGTGAGACAATCTGCACATAGTTCTCAATAAAATAGAGGGGGTCTTGAGCGCACTTATGATACTGTTTGATATCATCTTTCGTGAACTCCACGACAGTGTTTGTCTTTTTTAGATTTGGGTTGCCTAGATACTGGTTTTGG